GAGAAGCACGGCCGCTACTCAACTGGCCGGCTGACGTGCTCAATCTGCGAAGCGGAGAACGGGTCCGAAGTATGAAACAGATAGCCGCATGGATTGCCAACGATGGCACCGAGTTCCACTCACAGCAGCAGTGCATCGACTACGAGCACCTGTGCGTCGAAGTCGAATCGATCATGGATGCTCTGCCCAAGGTGGAGATACGCGGAGAGGGCTACTTTCAGCACAATCCTGGCGTGGTCTTGAATGCTCAACGGCAGATTGTGGAAATATTCGAGCGCGTGCGTCCTGGATTGAAGGATTACCACACGGAGTGGGCGCGTAACGCCACGGTGCCAGCCGGCATGACGCTGATCGGGCGCTATATCGATGACGCTGGTCCTGGGCCGATCAGGAAAGCGTGGTGGCGATTCCAGAAGATGGATCGCAAGTTCAGGGAATACGAGCAGCCCTACTATGCAATCATGGCCGACAAGGGCTTACCAGCGGAGAGCGAGAAATGACCTACTGCCCCCATCACCCCATCCCTTGGCAGCTCACGCCCGCAGGCGTGGGCGCCCTATTGACATCTGCCGCTCCCTCGCTATGCTGCAAGGGCCAAGCCGCGCTGGGTGCGCGCGAAGAGGGGTACCGGACCCTCAGCACCCAACGACCTCACGACAATAGACAGGGAGACCATCGATGACCGCACGCCCCAACGGCGCGTCTGCGCGCCGCATTTATCTCGTCAAGCTCCAGCTCACCGAGTCCGGCGAAGTCCAGACGCACCTCGTCCGCGCTTCGCACCGCGCCCACGCCATCAGCGCCGTGGTCGACAAGCTCACGCACGCGCGCGTGGCCTCCCAGGAGGACCTGGTCAAGCACCGCGACCTGTCGGTCGTCGACGCCTAGACCGCACTCGGGGAGACTGCCATGCCGCGCACCCGCGCCGAGGCCATCTCGCGCCTCAATCTGCATCTGCCCCTGCGCCTGCGGCGCAGACTGGACCAGCATCTGTGGGATGAGCGCGAGCGCTGCGTCCCCCGCGGCGCTTACCAGCGCCTGCTGACGCAGCTGCTGACCATCTATCTCAACGCCGGCTCGCACAAATGAGCCGCCCCACGCCCGCGCAGCTCAAAGAGTGGCGCGCCGCCTGCCTCGACGGCACGGTGAGCGACGCCCAGTACCGCGAGATCATCGCCGCGGTGCGCGAGGACCGCTACGCCTCGCGCCCGGTGCCCAAGGCTCCGAAGAAGCCGCGCAAGCGCAAGGCCGACGCCGTGGCCCCCGAATCACTCATCGATGCCCCAGTGCAGGAGGCCGCCAGTGGCTGAGCGTTACTTTCCCCCCGTTCTCGATAACAGCATCGTCACCTCGTACAAGCGCTGTCCGACGCTCTTCAAGCTGCAGTACCTGGAGAGCTGGGCGAGCAAATTCCCCTCGCCTCACCTGCACGCCGGTGGCGCTTTCGCCCACGCGCTCGAAGAGACGCGGCGGATGTTCTACGTCCAGGGCTGGGACGCGCCCGCCTCCATTGCCTATGGCTGCACGGCCATGGAGAACTTCTGGGGCGACTACCGCCCGCCCGACTACGTCGCCAAGACGCTTGATCGCATGCTCGCGGCCTTCGACTTCTACTGGGCCAACTACCCGCTCTCGCATGAGGAGTGCCCCCCGACGCGGCTGCCGTCGGGCAAGTACGCCATTGAGTTCAGCTTCGCCCAGCCGCTGCCGATCCCCCATCCGATCTCCGGCGACCCGCTCATCTACTGCGGCCGCATGGACATGATCGCCGACGCTTACGGCGGCCGCTTCATTGTCGATGAGAAGACAACGAGCAGCCTGGGCCCCACCTGGAGCAAGCAGTGGGACCTGCGCTCGCAGTTCACCGGCTACGCGTGGGGCGCCCGCGAGAACGGCTTGACCGTGCAGGGCACGATTGTGCGCGGGGTCGCCATCCTCAAGACCAAGTTCGACACCCAGCAGGCCGTCGTCTACTCGCCCGAGTGGCAGATCGAGCGCTGGTACAGCGAGCTACTCACCTACATCCAGCGGATGATCGCTGACTTCGAGCGCGACAACTTCCTGCACAACCTGGGCGACACCTGCGCCGACTTCGGTGGCTGTCAGTTCCGCGAAGCCTGTGCGGTCCAAGATCCCACGAGCCAGCTTGAGACGGGCTTCGCCCGCCGTCGCTGGAACCCCATCACTCGCCAAACGACGGAGATCCTATGACCGACCTCGTAATCGCATCCGCAGAGCCGCCCCCGCTGCCCTCGCTCCTGAGCGGCGTCAACGTGCTGCTCGAAGGCCCGACCGGCACCGGCAAGACCTATAGCATTGGGACCCTCGCTGACACGGGCGTCGAGACCTTCGTCCTCTTCACCGAGAACGGCCTGGAGACCCTCATGGGCTACTACGCCGATCGAGGCAAGCCCGTCCCTACCAACGTCCACTGGCATCAGCTCCCGCGCAGCGGGGTCGACTTCAAGGTCCTCGCTGACAGCGCTAACAAAATCAACACCTACTCGACCGACGCGCTCTATAAAATGCAGGACAACGACCGTGCCAAGCACAATCAATTTGTCGCCTTGCTGCAGGCGCTTGCTGACTTTCCCGACGACCGTACTGGGGCTCGCTTCGGTCCTGTTGATCGCTGGGGTCCTGATCGTTGTGTCGTTCTCGATAGCCTCACTGGTATCAATCCAATTGCTATGTCGCTCGTGGTGGGCGGGAAGCCCGTCAAGTCGCAAGCCGAGTGGGGCATCGCCCAGGACCAAATAGAGAAGCTCATCCGCCAACTGACGGACGGGTGCAAGTGCCACTTCGTCCTGACGGCGCACGTCGAGCGCGAGCTGGATGCGCTCGGCCAATCGAAAATAACGGTCAGCACACTCGGCCAGAAGCTGGCCCCCAAGCTCCCGCCGCTCTTCAGCGACGTCATCCTCGCTGTCAAGAACGGCCCGGGTAAGTACAGCTGGTCGACGTCCGCCGCCGGAGTCGACCTCAAGTGCCGCAACCTCCCCGACAGCGAGAACATCCCCCCGACCTTCGCGCAGATCCTGGAGAAGTGGCGCAGCCGCGGCGGGCGCCTCACCGCACAAGTTAAGCGTTAATCATCAACCATCATTGATAGGAGACCATCCGTGACCGACCCTAGCCTCTTCGACCCGCAATCCTTCCTCGACGCGACGACCACTGAGGCCGCAACGCGGCGGCCCCCGCTCCCAGCGGGACTGGAATTGCCCGGCACCATCACCGACATCGCCGCGCGCCGCTGGACCAGCCAGAAGGACCCCAACAACCCGCGCTCCGGTATCGCCTTCGATGTGAAGGTACAGGTGCAGACGCCCCCCGATCTCGTCGCCAACCAAGGCTACCCGCCCAATGTCACCTACAACGACAGCGTGATGCTCGACCTCACTGACGGCGGCTCAATCGACTACGCCCCGGGCCGCAACGGCCGCCTTCGGCTTTATCGTGAGGCGACGGGCACCAACGATCCGGGCCGCGAGTTCACGCCGCGCATGCTCGTCGGCAAGAGCGTGAAGGTGAAGATCGCCCACCGCCCTGGCACCGGCCAGTTCAGCGGTGAGCTGTTCGACGAGATCGGCACCATCAGCAAGCCCTAAAGGCAGCGGCGCCCGATAGCGCTTTATGCTCAGGGGGCCGCGCATCCTGGGGCTGTCGCAACCAACGCGGACCTGACAAGGGAGGCAACGAATGACCATCGAAGGCATGCGCTCGATCGATCCTGCGGATCTGTGGGACATCACCACCCTCACCGACTTGAAGTGCGGCGAGATCCTCATCTACACGCCTGTCGCTCCGAGCGGCGACATCGACGCGGGGCGCACCACGCAGTTCAAGGGCCGCACCACCCTCGCCGGGCCGGCGGGCCAATTTCCCATCACCTTCGACCTGCCCGGGCCCACGGTCGTTGAGGCGCTCGCCGGCTGGGGCGAGGCCTGCATCGCCGCTTGCGCCGCCTTCGAGAAGGAGCTGGAGCAGAAGATGCTGCAGGCGCGCATCCTGCAGGGCGCCCAACAACGCCCGCCTGCGGGCGGAGGCCGCAAGCAATGAAGCGCCCGGCGCCCAAGCCCGCCACCCAGACCGACACGCTGCGGGCGATGATCGAGCTGCGCATGCAGGACGGCCACCATGTGGGGCTGCGCGAGCTGTCGATGCTACGGCACCTGCAGGCGTGGGTGGCGCAGGTCGATGCGCGCCTCGCGATGCTTGAGGAGCGCAAGCGTGGCGGTTGAGGTTCACGGCTCGGGCCCCCTGCCGGCCCGCATCATGATCGTGGGGGAGGCGCCCGGTGCGGACGAGGAGCGGCTTGGCCGTCCGTTCGTGGGCGTCTCCGGCCACGAGCTGGACCGCATGCTCGGCGAAGCGGGCATCTCGCGCAGCGAGTGCTACGTGACCAACGTCTGCCGCATCCGCCCGCCCGGCAACGACATCTCCCACTACTTCGCTCAGTCGAAGAAGGCAGTCGCCAATGAGCCCGAGCGCTACGTTCAGCATCGTGACAAGTGGGTTGAGCCTTGCATTATCAGTGGCATCGCTCATCTTGAGCGTGAAATCGCTCAAGCGCAGCCGGCGATCATCATCGCTTTGGGCAACACCGCACTCTGGGCCCTCACTGGCCGGTGGGGTATCAACAAGTGGCGGGGTTCACTCCTCACTACCGACGCCAATCCCTCTCGGCGCGTGGTCCCCACCCTCCACCCAGCCGCCATCCTCCGAGAGTGGAAGCAGCGGGCCATCTGCGTAGCTGACCTCAAGCGCGCCGCTCAGTATCGCGACGGCACTCCCTACCCCGTCCCCACCTATCACTTCCTCGTGAGGCCCACCTATGGCGAAGCTCTACACACTCTCGATCAACTTTATGTTCGAGCTTGCCACCGAGAACCCCTTACCCTTGCCTTCGACCTCGAGACTCGAGCGGGACATATCGCATGCGCTGGCATCGCTTGGGGAGTCGATCGGGCAATCTGTATCCCGTTCATGTGCGTTGAGCGGGATCGAGGTTACTGGGGTGAGGCTGAGGAAGCGGCCATCGTTCGGCAGCTGCATCGACTGCTTTCTCACCCCAACGTCGAAGTGGTAGGGCAGAACCTGCTCTACGACGCCCAGTACACCTGGAAGTGGTGGCATTTCGTGCCGCGCATCGTCCAGGACACGATGATCAGCCAGCATAGCTGCTTCAGCGATCTGCCCAAGTCGCTGGCCTTCCTCGCCAGCATGTACGCCCGCTACTACGTCTATTGGAAGGACGAGGGCAAGCAATGGGCAGCGAACCAGGATGAAGCTGAGCTGTGGCGCTACAACTGCCTCGACTGCACCTACACCTACGAGGTCGCGCTGGAGCTGCGCCGCGTCGTCGCCAAGCTGGGCCTTGCTGAGGTGGAGGCTGCGCAGCAGCGCCTCTTCTGGCCCGTGCTGGAGGCGATGAAGCAGGGCGTGCTCGTCGACGTTGCCCGGCGTGAGGAATTCGACGCCGCGCTGCAGGCTGAGGTCGTGCGCCTCAATCAGTGGCTGCACTTCGTCCTGGGCCACCCCCTCAACAGCCGCAGCAACCCGCAGATGAAGGCTCTCTTCTATCACGATCTGCGCCAAGTGCCCGTGTTCAATCGAGCGAGTGGCGCCGCCACGCTCAACGACGAGGCGCTGCAGAAGATCGCTCAGCGCGAGCCGCTGCTGCGCCCGTTGGTGAATGCCATCGCCGACACGCGCACCTTGGGCATCTACCTCTCAACCTTCATCCGTGCGCCCCTCGACGACGATGGCCGCATGCGTTGCTCCTTCAACATCGGAGGCTCAGCCAGTGGAACCAGTGCACCCAAGACATACCGCCTCTCATCTAGCGAGAACGCGTTCGGGGGAGGCTGCAACCTTCAGACTATCCCTTCCGACAAGAGCAAGTCCGTCGGAAAAGCTCGCGCACGTGGAGGAGCTGCTGGAGTGGCTGGCGCGGCTCGACTTCCAAACCTGCGGCAAATGTTCGTACCAGATCCGGGTCATACGTGGCTTGACGGGGACCTGGATCGAGCTGACCTCGCGGTCGTCGTAGCGGAGGCCCAAGATGAGCAGCTTCGCATCGCCATGGACCTGGGTGCTGATATCCATCTGCTTAACGCTTACATGCTGGTGGGGGCTGAGCCGCCACCGCTCGAGGAGCTGGTGGAGGGACACCCACGCTACGCGGATCACCGAGTGCCTCGCCGCTACGAGCGCGAGTTCGCGAAGGTCTTCTGCCACGCCACCAACTACGGCGGCGGGGCCCGCACCGTTGCCGCCGCCGTTGGACGCACTATCGCGGAGGTGGAACGAGCACAGACGCAGTGGTTCGCCGCTCATCCTGGAATCCGCCGATGGCACGCGCGTGTGGCTGATCAAATCCGTCGCTTCCGATTCGTGGAGAACCGCTTCGGGTATCGCTGGTACATCTTCGATCGAGTGGATAGCATCCTGGGAGAGGCCCTCGCCTGGATCCCCCAATCGACCGTCAGCATCGTCATAAATCGCATCTGGCAGGCCCTCCACGACCATGCACCGCAGGTGCAGGTCTTGCTTCAAGTCCACGATTCCCTCAGCATGCAAGCTCCAACACACCTCGTCCCCTCCCTGCTACCCGGCATCCGCGCCCTCGCCCGTATCACCATCCCCTACGACCCGCCCCTCACCATCCCCTTCAATATCAAAACATCGACGGTGAGCTGGGGGGACTGTGGTGGGCACACGTAACTGCACCGATTGGCTCAACGCTTATCTCGAATACGCCAGCTATAGCGAGACGCCTAAGCGCATCCACTTCTGGGCTGGTGTTGTTGCGATCGCAGGCGCCCTGCGCCGCCACGTCTGGATCGATGAAGGCTACTACCGCTGGTACCCCAACTGCTACGTGATCATCGTCGGGCCGCCGGGCGTCGTGAACAAATCCACCACCGCCTCGATCGCCATGAGGCTGCTGCGCCAGGTGCCAGGTGTTAAATTCGGCCCCGACGTCGTAACGTGGCAGGCCCTCACGCAGCGCTTCGCCGAGTCGCGCGAAGAATTCTTCCTCGCCGACGGCATCACCTCAGTCTCGCAGTGCGCCCTCACACTGGAGGCAGGCGAGCTGGGCAACCTCCTCGATCCCGACGATGCCCGCGGCGTCGATCTCTATGTGCGACTGTGGGAGAGCAAGGAGGGCGCCTTCGAGAAGATCACCAAGATGGCGGGCACCGACACCATTGTGAACGAGTGCGTGAATATCATCGGCTGCACGACCCCCGCTTGGATCGCGGGCAACTTCCCCGAGTACGTCATCGGCGGCGGCTTCATGAGCCGCTGCGTCTTCGTCTACGGCGACAAGAAGGAGAAGCTGGTCGCCTACCCCCACCGCGATATCCCTGTCGGGCACGCTGAGCGCGCCACCGCCCTGATCGAGGACCTGATCCACATCGCAGAGACCTTGCGCGGTCAGTACCAACTCACCCCCGAGGCCGAAGAGTGGGGCGTTCAGTGGTACGAGCGCTGGCATGAGCGCCTGCGCAAGGCCCCACCTGATGAGCGCCTCGCCAACTACAACGCCCGCAAACAGACGCACCTGCACAAGCTGGCGATGGTGCTCGCCGCCTCCCAGCGCGACGAACTCCTCATCACCCTCGATGACCTCAAGACCGCCGATAGCATGCTCGCCTCGATTGAGCCTGACATGCACCGGGTGTTCGAGCACATCGGCCGCTCAGCTAAGAGCATCTGGGCAGAGCGCTTCATCAACCACGTCTGTAACTTCGGGCCCATGCCCATTGAGGGCGCCTACAGCCACGTACACAGCTTCTTCACCAGCCGCCGCGACTTCGATGACATGATGATGGGGGCGATGCGCGCCGGTAAGATCAAGCTCCTGAACACCCCAGCTGGTCAGCTGCTGATGCGGCCTGAGGTGCCCGCCGTGCCCTTGCAGTCCGCCAGCGATGCCGCTTGAATGCGCTCCACATGCGCCCAGGCGGCCATCACCAGCCGGTCGCACTGCTCAGGGGTGAGCAAATCGAGCAGGGAGGCTTGACTGCGTTCGTCCCCGTGGCGCCTAGGAGGCAAGGGGCGGGGCGCCGGCCGACCCATGGAGCAGCAACTGCTTGACGAGGTAGGGTCCCCACGCCGCAAGCAACGGCGGGCTGAAGAACTCCGAGTGCCCGCTCACCACCGGCATCCCACCCGTGCCGCCGCAGTTGTGGTTGGTGATGGCGGGGTCGCTGCCGGTGTAGCCCGCATGCCCCATCTCGCCCCACACCGCATCGACGAGGCCGAGCTGCTCGCCGAGCTTCGCCGCCTCCGTGACGGTGTCGCCTTGGTTGTAGTAGACATCGATCCACTTGACCTGCGGCGGCCGCACGATCGCCTGCACGAGCGCTGCGTTGATGAACACCGCCCCCACGGCCGGGCAGCCCAATCGCATCAACTGGTAGGCGATCGCACACCCGTTGCTGTGGCAGATGAAGAGATCGCCGGGGTCGATGTAAGGCATCAGGCAGCCGACGATGACGGGGTTGATGCGCTTGGTCTCGAGGCCGAGGATGTAGCCGTAATCGGGATCGGCGACCGTCAGGCCCGCGGCCGCAAGCAGCGGCTTCAATTCCGCCACCGGGCCGGGGCCCGCCGTATGAATCCCGTGGATCAGGTGGACGCGCATCAAGTCAGATGAAGCGAGCCACCCTCCACCAGATTCAGCAGCCACAGCAGCAGGTGGATCATGACGACTTGGCCGCTGCCGGTGTCGCTGCCCCGCTGGAGGCAGGGGTGTTCGCAGCGACCGCCGCAGCGAGCGCCGAGGCTGAGGTGCTCAGCTGCTGCACGAGCGCCGGGAGCGCTGCATCGTCGCTATTGGAGAGGGCCGCCTGTAGCTGGGCCGCAATACCTTGGATGAGCGTCACCGCCGATCCCTCGACCGACGTATTCTGCGCCACCTGCGTCATGAGGGCTTGAAGGTTCGCCGAGATTTGAGTAGACATGCCTGTTAGCTCCTTGAGTATTAGGTCAACCTTGGACTCGATCCGTTTGAGACGTCCGAACATCAGGGCAGCTTGGCGCTCAGCGCGTCCAGCTTCGCGTTGATATCCTGCTGCACGACGCCCTGCTCAGCGGCCAGGACGCCGGGCTCCAGCAGCACCACCTGATTGACGAAGATCGCCACTGCGGGACCGGCCCGCAGGCCGATCTGCGCCGGGTCGCCGGTCAGGATCGTGTTCACACACGTCTTCAAGTCGGCGATCGCTTGCTTGAGGTAGGGAGAGGCGGCCACTAGGGCGGGACTGGGTGCGCTGCTCATAAGCTGACTCCATTGGGTGCCGGCGGGGCCGGCGGGATTATAGGGGCTGAACCGTTACCGTTTGTAGAGGCGACCGTGGGTTTATCGTCGCCGCTTGAGCGCTGGCGCTGGAACCAGAATCCCATCACGAACACCGTGATGGGGGTGAGGTCCTCAAGCACCTCCTTCGGGACCTTGCCGAAGCCCACCAGCAGCACCACGCCCATGTAGCCGGTCAGCCAGAAGTAGGTGATGCCGACCTGCGCATTCGCAACGGTCCAGTGCCACATCGACTGCGCGAGGCCCTTCATGGGGCGGCCCTCACCGAGGGCCCGTCAGCTGCGTAGGCGGCAGGGTTGTAGATCCGCTCGCAGTTGCGCAGTCGCCTCTCGTAGATCTGCAGCGCCTCGCGCTGCGCCTGCAGCTGCGCGGCCATCGACTGCACCTGGCCGTAGAGCAGCAGCCCCCCAGTGACGCCTCCGGCGCACAGCAACCCCAGCACGGTGCTTGCAATGCCCTGGATGGTTCCGTTGCTTGTCTCATGTGCCATTGTGCCCCTCCGCGCGCTTACTGCTGCCAGACGCCCGATCGCATCATGAAGGCCTCGCGCTTGGCGCGTGCGGGGGTCTGATCGGCCCAGCGGCTGGCGAGCATCTGCGCCGCAGCCCCCGTGTAGTCGCCCGCCGCCAGGGCCGCCTTGAATTCTGTCCACTCCGCTAGCCCTCCTAGCTGATAGCACATCGACACCAGCACCGCTTGGCGCACATCGTTGCACGCTGCGTAGCCATCCAGGTTCGCCGCCGCATCGACTGCGACGTTGAGCTTGTACGCGTCCAGTGAGGCGAGGATCTCCGCCGGCAGCCCCGCCCCCGCCACTTTCGCATCGATGCACACCCCGCGGCCGATGTGAGCCACGCCCGCCACCAAGTACATGGTGGGGCTCGATGGCCCTTCCTCTTCAGCAACCAGCTGCGCGGCGAGGTCGCTCATTGGATCGCGTAGACGAACTGCCAGCCGGGGTTGAAGCCCTTGAGGCCGGAGGCCGTGAAGCCGTAGTTGTACGCGAGCACCGAGCCCACGACGTTGGCCAGCCGGAAGGTAATCGTGCCGCCGCTGAGATAGCCGACCCCCGCGCACTGTGCCACGCCGTTGTTGATCAGCAGGCACTGCGCGTATTGAGAGTTGACGGGCTGCAGTGCCGCCGGTATCCCTGTGAGGGTCAGGTTGGTGTCGCCCGAGGTCCCGAAGAAGCCGAAGGCAGCGTTGTACAGGATGACGATGTTGCCGGTGCGCACGTAGTTCAGTGGCCCCGAGACCGCCGTCGGCAGGTTCACCGTCGCGGTGAAGGTCCCAGAGGTCGAGGTGATGGTCGAGCCGCCCCAGCTCGCCGCCGAGCCATTCGTGACCAGCGCGTTGCCCGCTTGGCCGGTCTGTGAGGGCAGGAGCGCCGTCAGCGCCGCCGCCGCACTCGTCGCCCCCGTCCCGCCGTTAGCAACGGGCAGCGTCCCCGTCACCCCTGAGCCGAGGTTGATAAGAGGGAGCGAGCTGATGTCGGAGGCGGCGATCTGCCGTAGCGACAGCGCCCCCGCTCCACTTGAGGGCGTGGCGAGGAACAGGTTGGCGGGCTGTCCCGCGGTGTAGGTGATGTTGCTGGTCTGCACCCCGCCGCTCACGCTGCTCGCTACCGAGAAGCCCGGTGGCACAGTCAAGCTGACCGAAGTGAGGCCGTTGATCTGCGTGGCCGCGTAGGCGCTGATCTGTGTGAGCGTGAGGCCGACGGTCTGGCCGCCCTGCACGAAGGGCCCCACTTCCACACCGGTGGGCGTGGTACCTGCGGGCAGTTGGCTGATCTTGGTCATAGGCGCCTCACAGATCCAGGGTGAACCACAGCCACGGCAGCGTCATGTTGCCCATCGCCACCGACTGCACCGTCACGGTCACGAGCAGCGTGGCCGTCGCCCCGTTGGGCAGCGTCACCACGACCTGCGCGATCGCTGGGGGCACGGTCGGGTTGACGGTCTGGAAGGTGGTCGAGCTGAGCGTGGGCGAGTTGATGGTGATGTTCGCCCCGTTGTTGGTGGGGAAGCCCACGCCCTGCGGGAAGCTCCACACGTACTGCGGATCGGGGCTGGGCTCCACATCGGTGCCGATGCCCACCCAGGGCGGGGCCTCCGGCTCTAGCCACGCCGGCATCAGCACGCTCGCCGGTGGGCTCAGGAAGATGATCGACTCGGTGCTGAGCACGCTGCCGTTCTCCAGCTGCAGCTGCGCCCCCAGCTCTGTGTCGAGGTCGGTCGACAGCCCCGAGTTGACCATCACCACGCTGGTGGGCGTGACGGTCGCCGGGAGCGATGGGCTCAGCGAGGTAAACACCTGCGTGAGCGGCAGCGCATACGGCACCGTCATAATGTCGGTGGCGCTCGTCACGAAGTCCTGGGGCTGGCGGGGCTCGTTGTGCTCGGGGCACCTCATGAAGCCCTGCCAGTTGCGCTCCATCTCATCGAACTTGCGCTTCCTGCCGCACATCGAGCAGGTGACATTCCAGCTGCCGGCCTTCCAGTAGTCGGCCCGTCCGGGGGTGCCGCCTTGCAGGCCCATCAGAAGATCCTCACGATGCGGTGGGTGCCGGGGTAGATCTCGCGGCACACGTACATCCGCTCGTTGCTCTCACAGAAGCGCCAGATCGCCACCGCGTAGCGATGGCGCTCCTCCGAGCGGATGTTGAGCCAGTCGCCCACCTCCATGTCCTCGAAGCCGAAGAGGCGGGCCTTGCGTCCTGGCCGGTTAGCGAGGACGGCGTTCATCAGTATCGCATCCCCTCGGCGTAGCCGAGCCGCTGCAGCTGCGGTAGGTCCTCGCGCAGTCGCTCCCCGATGTCATCGCGCACGATAATGTCAGAGGGCCAGCTGACGCTCTCCACCACCGCATACGCGGCAGCGGAGGCGTCGCTGACCGTCTTTCCCCGCGCTGTGGCGACCGCAACGTAATTGCCGGCAGTGACCAGTCCTCGCTTGCTGCCTCCCTCAAGTTTAGGATGCTCGCCCCGCTTGACGTGCTCCCAATACAGATGCGCATCATCCGCGTAGCGGATGGGAAAGTCGGCCCAGGTGCCAAGCGGGTCGCCGCCTCGGGGGAAATCGCCGTGCGCGAGCACGACCCCAACCACCACGTCAGGCGTGACAATAAACTTGTCCTCACCGTGCACGAGCGCGGCCATAAACTCGACCGGATCGCCGTGCAGCGCCTCAAGGCGCAACGCGAAGTCGGGCCATCCCCACCGGGCGGTGAACTCCAACGGGAGCGGCGTCCCGCCGGCACCGACGATGCAGTTGACGCTGATGTCGCCGATGTAGTTGATCTCATGCAGGTAGGGCGTGAGCGGCGCTAGCACCCGCTCGAACAGCAGGCTCGATGTGACGTGGCGGATGACCGTGCCCATCTCCCCGGTGTTGGGGCCGTAGTCGCTGGGCATCAGTCGCTTGTGCTCGAAGCTCTCCTCCAGCGCCTCGCACCACCCGTGCGGACCAAACATCCCACTAATGCCGATCTCCACCCCCTCGACCTTCTCCTGCAGCATCAGCTGGCCCTTGAACAGGCCCTGCTTCTCCCACCGCCGCAGCGTGAAGAGGGCGTCCTCGGGCGAATCGGCGACGAAGGTCATGGCGCTGTTGCTATCACCGCCCCACGGCTTCGCCACCACCGCTCGCTTCTGCGCGCTGATGTGTGCGATGGCCTCGCTGATGCTGTCGACCACGACGTAGGGAATGGTCTCCACTTCGTAGCGATCCAGCACCTCCTGGCCCTTCTGGCGGTCAAGCTCCAGCTCCGCCCCCCGGGCGTTGGCGCCCAGAATGGGCAGGCCTTTACCAAAATACGGAGCGAACAGCTCTGTGTACCTGTTATTGCCATTGATAATCACTAGGTCGGCCCACTCGATGGACTCCTCCCAGTCGGCAATGCGTGTGACTAGCCCCTCTCCATACGGCAGCGCAAGCCCCGTGCCTTTATGGGGTGGCTGCCAGAAACGCAGGTCGTGGCCCAGACGCTTAGCACGCATCGCAAAGCCGACACCCAGGCCTTCCCCTTCTACGTCAATCCACAGCGCCTTCAACAGTGCCTCCACGTCTTCCTGCACACTGCCATGCTCGTCTACCCTCCCTTGTCGAAGGCGCCCTCAAGGTGTATAAGGCGCCTATGGTCGAACTCGGATACGACGTCTTCTTCGGCGGCATCGCATGTGTAGCGGTACTCCTAGTGGCGGTGCTGTGTGTTGCCCTGTGGCCGCTGCTGCTGGCGATCCTCGCGCTGGCGCTGATCGGCCTTGTGTCCCCGGCCGCGATGTACGCCATGGCACTTGCGGCGCTCATCTGCTGGCCTATCGTCGCGCTCATTCGTCGTCCTGATCGCCGCCGCGCTGGAAGGCTTCAGTGGCAGCGCCGCCGCCTGCGCCCGCAAGCGGGCCGACCACGTCCTTGACACCCTTGCGGCGGATACCCTCCGCCGCTTTCTGCATCTCACGCTGCCCCGGAGCCTTGCCCGCAGCGAACTGCTTGGGCGGAGAGCGCCGCCGGATCGCTTCCAGCGCCTGTTTGGGCGTGAAGATGCCTTCCTTCGCCACATCGCGAATCGCCGCTCGACTTACCACCTCAAGCTTCGCGTACGCTTGATCGAGCTTGCGTAGATCGCCTGCCACAGGTCCCGCCACCCGCTGCACCATCGTGCGCAAGTGACCCTGCACCTGCTTGAGCGCATTGGCGTAGACGCGCTGCTCGGGGGTGCCGCGCGCGTACAGGTTGATCTCGTTGCGCAGGTCCTCGGCAATCTTCTGCACCTCGCTGCCGGCGGTCTTGCCGCTCGCCGCGAAGCGCCCGATCACCTTCTGGTCGATGAAGCTCTTGAGCTGATCCTTCATCGCCATCTGGCCTTTGTCGGCCATCTGCTTGAGGTTGGTCAGCTCCTCGCGCAGCGAGCCCCGATAGGGCTGCCCCCGTAGCGCCACTGCATTCTTGCCTCGGGCGCCCGCATCGAGATCACCCACCAACTTCCCATACAGTTCGTCGTAGCGCGCGCCAAGGGCCTTCTGAACATGGGCGATCGCATCCTGCCCCGCCTTCATGCCCTTGGGCAGCTCAACCGCTTTCGCTTGACTCAGAATGCTCTTGAGGTGGCTGAGGTTCCAACGCTCGTTCGCGCTGGTCTGGATTGCCCGCGTCGCCCACCCGAGCACCTTGTGGGTCGGTAGCTCACGCGCGGCCGCCTCTAGCCCACGCCCCACCACAGGCAGCTTCGTGAGCAGCTTGCCCGCCCAGCAGCCCCGTCGCAAGTCCCGTCCCCAGCTCCGTGCCCTGCCCCGCAGTGGTCTGCGGGGGCTTGACCATCTTGCTGAGCCAGTCGCTGGAGGTCTCCAGGGGCGTGCGCGTCTCGGGGCCGCCCAGCAGTCGGTCGAGCCAGTAGAGCGGGGTGACAGTCAGTGCCGCAAGATCCATCCCCGCCCCAACGACGCCACGCACCGCGCCGCGCGCCACATCAGCGGTGGCGCTAGGCGGCTTGGCCGCTGGTCCCTTGGGAGCCGCCTTGGCGACGGGCACGAAGTCCGAGCCGATTGCCTGTCGGCCCCCGCCTCCAATGGGCGTCGCAGGCTGCGAGGGAGGCGGCTGCAGCGGCACAAAGTCGGAGGGGGTGAAAGCGGTGTCGGCCATCACTGCTGCCCGGCGAGCGTGTAGCCGTTCGCCTGATAGTCCTTGACGCGCTTCTTCGGGACGTAGCCCTCAGTGCCGTCGGGCGCCTTCATCACCACGCTGTCGCCCAGGCCCATCCGCCGCGCCACCCCGCCGAGGGTCTCGGCATCCGAGACCTTGCCGTACTTCATCTCCAGCAGATCGCGTACCGTGAAGGGCACCGCTTCCTTCATCTTCGTGCGCAGGTCGGTGAGGAACTGCTTCTCCTGCTTGGGCACGGCGGGGTTGTTCAGCAGGGTCTCGAGGCCCGCATCGGCGATCTGCGCCGCTTGTGCGAGCTGCGTGAGGCGGGTATAGACGGGGGCGCCGGGCTGCGGGGCGAGCTGCTTACCGATCTGCTCAGACAGCCCCGCGATGCCGTAGGCACTACCCGCCGCCTCGATCGTGCCGGCATTGCGAGCCAGTCCCGTCGTGACGATGTTCATCAGCTGATCGCCCAGCGGGGTGAACTTGCGCGTCAGCATCGACTTGGTGAGGTCGGTGATGCCGCCCTCAGTGGGCATCCCCGCAACCAGTCCCACGGTGGCGCCCGCAGGCATCTTGGAGATGTTCTCCAGGTCGCGCACCATCTCGTTGGAGGCGTTGATGATGCGCTGGTACTGCGCCTGCTGCACGCCCTTACCGGCTGCGGCCTGCTGCCGCAGCTCCACGAGCTTGTCGAAGTAATCCTCGTTGCTGAGGCCCGGGAACTGATCCATCAGCGACCGAGCTTCCATGATGCGCTCGGGCAGCGTCCCGGTGAGCACGCCCGATGCGCCCAGGAAGGAAGCGAGCTTGGTGGGCGTGGTCTTCGGAGCCTCGCCCCCCGCTTTCTTGAGCGCCGTGGCCTGCTTATCGTCCTCGCCCAGCTCCATCTTCAGCAGCTTGTCCTCGTAGGCTTGGTGGGTCGCGTAGGCGTTGTCGGCCTTGGTCTTGGCGACAGTGGCCTTGAGGTCATCGCGCTGCTTCTGCGTCGTGAGCACCTCGTACATGTGCTGCCGGAGGGCACCGTTGTTGGCGTCGAGCATCCCCGGGTTGTCGAGCAGCGTGCGCACGGTCTTGGAGATTTCGGGGTTCTTCATCAGCTCCGGAGCCTGCACTGTCAGGTAGCTCGCCAGCTCCTGCGCGCTGGCCCCGCTCACCAGCATGTCAGCGGTCGTCGCCCGCTCAGTCGCGTAGAGGTTGGCCTGCTTCTCAGCGGCATCGGCGGTCCGGCCGGCGTACTCAGCTGACTTCTGGTAGGCGTCCATCGCGTCGTGGCCGAGGCCGTGCTCGACCAGATAGTCGGCCTGCTGCTTGAGGATGTCGGAGGGGGTCAGCGCTCCCTTCGAGGGGTCGCGCTGCTCATCAGCGAGGATGCGCGAGAACTCCGCATCGGCGTCCATGCGCTGCTTCTGCAGCTTCGCATCGAGCTGCGCCTTCTGCGCCGTCGCTTGCATGTCGGCGATGCGCGCCGGCTCCTCGGCCTGCAGGAAGCTCATCTGCTGCGAGCGCTGCTGCATGAGCTGTTGGTTCTGCTGGAACTGCTGCCCGCCCAGCATCGCATTCATGAACTCGGCACCGACGCTCATCGCTATTGCCCCGGCGTGTTAATGGTGTAGCCGCCCGGCGTGCTCATCGTGGCGGGGTTGCCGCCCCCTGAGACCAGCCAGTTGATGTCCTGCGGCGTGTAGCCATAGCCGCCTCCGCCGCCCTGAT